ATGAAAGGACCAGAGTTGAAAAACTCCGCAAACAGCTTGCTGGAGTCGGGGGCGACCATGCCCTCGACTTCGACGCGGCGCGAGACGAGATCGGGCGCCGCCTGGCTTGCCTCCGCGAGGCCGGAGGATGTTGACGCGTTTCTGGGAGGGCTGAGCAACAACGCGCTTCTGGCCCTGCCGTGGATGTTCGAGTTTTGGGCGCTGCCGCATCAGCTGCCACCCGAGGGGGCCTGGAAGAGCTGGGTCATCATGGGCGGGCGCGGGGCCGGCAAGACGCGGGCCGGGGCCGAGTGGGTGCGCAGCGTCGTGGAAGGCGCGGGCCCACTTGACCCCGGCAGGGCGCGGCGGGTGGCGCTGGTCGGGGAAACGGTCGATCAGGTGCGCGAGGTGATGGTGTTCGGCGACAGCGGGATATTGGCCTGCTCGCCGCCCGATCGGCGCCCCGACTGGGAAGCCGGCCGCCGGCGGCTGGTCTGGCCCAACGGCGCGACGGCGCAGGTGTTTTCGGCGCATGAGCCCGAAAGCCTGCGCGGGCCGCAGTTCGATGCGGCCTGGGCTGATGAGTTGGCCAAGTGGAAAAAGGCCGAAGATGCCTGGGACAACCTTCAGTTCGCGCTGCGTCTGGGCGCCCATCCGCAACAGGTGGTCACCACGACGCCGAAAAATGTCGGGGTGCTGAAGGCGATCCTGAAGAACCCCTCGACGGTGATGACCCACGCCCCGACCGAGGCGAACCGGGCCTATCTGGCGGGCTCGTTCCTGGAAGAGGTGCGGGCGCGCTATGCCGGCACGAGGATCGGTCGGCAAGAGCTGGAGGGCCTGCTTTTGGAGGACACCGAAGGCGCGCTGTGGAGCACGGCCGCGATCGAGGCGTGCCGGGTGGATCACGCCCCCGATCTGGACCGGATCGTGGTTGCGGTCGATCCGGCGGTGACCGGGCATTCGGGGTCGGATGAATGCGGTATCGTGGTGGTCGGCGCGGTGACGCGGGGCGATCCGCAGGATTGGCGCGCCTATGTGCTGGAAGATGCCTCGGTGCAGGGCGCAAGCCCCTTGGAATGGGCGCGTGCCGCGGTCACGGCGATGCAGCGCCACGGCGCCGAACGGCTGGTGGCGGAGGTCAATCAGGGCGGTGATCTGGTGGAAAGCGTGATCCGGCAGGTGGATCCCTTGATCCCGTTCCGCGCCTTGCGGGCCGGGCGCGGCAAGGGTCTGCGGGCCGAGCCGGTGGCCGCGCTATACGAGCAGGGTCGCGTCAAGCACCTGCGCGGCTTGGGTGCGCTGGAAGACCAGATGTGCCGGATGACGGTGCATGGCTATGAGGGCCGTGGTAGCCCGGACCGGCTGGATGCGCTGGTATGGGCGTTGAGCGAGCTGATCCTGGAACCGGGCGGCAAATTCAGGCGGCCACAGGTGCGCGGGCTTTGAGTGTGGAAGCCTCCGGCGGGGATATTTGAGCAAAGGTGAAAGCTGGCGCTTTGGCCTGGTCGGGCGCGCGCGCAGGGCGCGGGGCGGGTGCCCTGCTGCAAGATGAAACAGGGCGTGAGGGCTGGGGATTTCCCGGCCCTCTTGCTTTTCGGCGGCCCGGTCGGGCGGTCTGAGTTTGAGGAGATCGGGATGGTGATGCAATTCTTTCGTCGAGGCGGGGCCGCTGAGGCTGCGCCTGAACGCAAGGCCTCGGCGACGGGGCGGGTCGTGGCATTTGCCACCGGCTCGGGGCGGGTGGTGTGGAGCCCGCGCGATACGGTCAGCCTGACGCGCAGCGGCTTTACCGGCAACCCGGTGGGGTTTCGCTGTGTCAAGTTGATCGCCGAGGCGGCGGCGGCGCTGCCGCTGGTGTGTCAGGATCAGGAGCGCCGCTACGAGGTGCATCCGGTGATCGAGCTGATGCGGCGGCCCAATCCGGGGCAGGGCCGGGCCGAGCTGTTCGAGGCGCTTTATGGGCAGATGCTGTTGTCGGGGAACGGTTATCTGGAGGCGGTGACGCCGCTTGCGGGCCTGCCGCGCGAGCTGCATGTGCTGCGCGCGGACCGGATGAGCATCGTGCCGGGGGCGGATGGCTGGCCGGTGGCCTATGACTATACCGTGGCCGGGCGCAAGCATCGTTTCGACATGAGCGGCGCGCCCGACCCGATTTGTCACATCAAGGCGTTCCACCCGCAAGACGACCACTACGGGCTAAGTCCGATGCAGGCGGCGGCAACGGCGATCGACGTGCACAACAGCGCCAGCGCCTGGTCAAAGGCGCTCTTGGACAATGCCGCCCGGCCTTCGGGGGCGTTTGTTTACAAGGGCAGTGACGGGCAGGGCGCGCTGAGCGCGGATCAGTATGACCGGCTGGTGGACGAGATGGAGATGCATCATCAGGGTGCACGCAATGCCGGGCGGCCGATGCTGCTGGAAGGCGGGCTGGACTGGAAGCCGATGGGGTTCAGCCCCTCGGACATGGAGTTTCATGCCACCAAGCAGGCGGCGGCGCGCGAAATTGCCGTGGCCTTCGGGGTGCCGCCGATGTTGCTGGGGATCCCGGGCGATGCGACCTACGCCAACTATCAAGAGGCGCACCGGGCGTTTTACCGCCTGACGGTGCTGCCGCTGGCGACGCGGGTGGCGGCGGCGGTCGGGTGGTGGCTGTCAACGCATCTGGGCGAGATGGTCGAGCTGAAGCCCGATCTGGACCAGATCGCCGCGCTTTCGGGCGAGCGCGACCAGCAGTGGAAGCGAATCGGCGAGGCCGCGTTCCTGTCGGATGCCGAAAAACGCGCGCTCTTGGGTCTGGCCCCCCTGTCGGAGGCATAGGCGATGTCGGAGGGCGGGTCGCGCTATCTCAAGGAGCCGTTTGAATATCACGAACAACGTTTCGAGACGACGGAACGGATCATGGCCTTGCAGTTTGCGCAGGTGGAAAAACGGCTGGAGCGGATCGAGGCAATGATTATCGGGTTGGAAAAGCGCTTGTGGATGACGGTCTATGGGGTTGTGGCCGTGATCCTGACGCAGGCGGTGCAAGGGGTTCTGGAATATGGCCCGAAGTGAGGAAATGCACATGATGACAAGTGATTACGGGCTGGAGTTGAAGTTCTGCCGACAAGAGGCGGCGGTCGCCGTTGCCGACGGCGCGGTGATCTCGGGCTATGCCAGCCTGTTTGGCCTGCCCGATCAGGGCGGCGACATCGTGCAAAAGGGTGCTTATGCGCGCAGCCTGCGGCAGATGGCTGACAAGGGCGGTTCGGTCAAGATGCTGTGGCAGCACGATCCGGCGCAGCCGATCGGCGTGTGGGACGAGATTCGGGAGGATGAGCGCGGGCTGTTCGTCAAGGGGCGGTTGCTTCTGGACGTGGCGCGCGCCCGTGAGGCGGCGGCGCTGATCGGCGCGGGGGCGATCGACGGTCTGTCGATCGGCTACCGCACGATTGCCGCCGAGAAGGACGCAAAAGGCCAGCGGCTTCTTGCGGAACTGGAGCTTTGGGAGGTGTCCTTGGTCACCTTTCCGATGCTCAAGCAGGCGCGGGTTGCCGCCAAGGGCGACGCGCCCGAGGCCGGTGACTGGCGCGAATTGGCCGCAGCCTTGCAGGACGCGGCACGGATGTTGGCCGACCGATAGGACGGCGCACCCTCAACCCTTTTGAAACAGGTGGAGTGACGATGAAGACCGAGATCAAGGCTCGGGCCGGGACGGGTATGTCTGACGGCCCGACCCCGGTGGCTGAGGTGAAAACCGCGCTGGCCGGGTTCCTGAATGAAGTCAAAGGCTTTCAGGACGAAGTGAAACTGACGTTGAAACAACAGGAAGAGCGACTGACCATGCTGGATCGCAAGAATACCTATCTGGGGCGTCCCGCCCTTTCCGCCGCTGCCACCGAGGAAGCACCGCACCTGAAAGCCTTTGGCGCCTATCTGCGCTCGGGCGATGATGACGCGCTGCGGGGCCTCGTGATGGAGGGCAAGGCGCTCAACACCCAGGTTTCGGCCGAGGGTGGCTATCTGGTCGATCCGATGACCTCGGAAACGATCCGCGGCGTGCTGAAGGCCACCGCCTCGATCCGCCAGATCGCCAATGTGGTGAACGTCGAGGCAAGCTCGTTCGACGTGCTGGTGGACCATAGCGAAATGGGCTCGGGTTGGGCCACGGAAACGGCGTCGCTGACCGAAACCGGCACACCGCAGATCGACCGGATCAGCATTCCGCTGCACGAGCTGTCGGCGATGCCGAAAGCCAGCCAGCGCCTGCTGGACGACAGCGCCTTCGACATCGAAGGCTGGCTGGCCAACCGGATCGCCGACAAATTCGCCCGTGCCGAAGCGGCGGCCTTTGTCGCCGGTGATGGCGTCGACAAGCCGACGGGTTTTCTGACCCATGCGAAGATCGCCGAAGACCTCTGGTCCTGGGGCAATCTGGGCTATGTCGCCACTGGCAATGACGGCGATTTCGCCACCACCAACGCCTCGGACGCGATCGTCGATCTGGTCTATGCGCTGGATGCCGAATACCGCGCCAATGCGAGCTTCGTAATGAACTCGAAAACCGCGGGTGCGGTGCGCAAGATGAAGGATGCCGATGGGCGCTTCCTGTGGACCGATGGTCTGCAAGCGGGCGAACCGGCGCGTCTGATGGGCTATCCGGTGCTGATCGCCGAAGACATGCCCGACATCACCTCGGGCAGCTTTGCGCTGGCCTTTGGTGACTTCAAGAACGGCTATACCATCGCCGAGCGTCCCGATCTTCGGGTGCTGCGCGACCCGTTCTCGGCCAAACCGCACGTGCTGTTCTATGCCTCGAAACGCGTGGGCGGTGACGTGAGCGACTTTGCCGCGATCAAGCTGCTGAAATTCGCCACCGCCTAAACGGTGTCGGATCGGGCCGGGGGCTTGCCCCCGGCTTGGCCGGGCGCGGGCCGCAGGTTCGCTGTCGTCTAGCTGCTCCCTCCGTCCGAGCGATGGCGGGTGTGGTTCGCGCCCATTGCCCCTTCGGGGGCGTAGGTTTTGCGGAGGTTTCCCATGATGCTGATCGAAGAAACGGTGGTGCCCGCGGCGGCCTTGCCGGTGGCCGAGTTCCGTAACCATATGCGGCTGGGCACCGGGTTTGCCGATCTGGGCGCCGAAGACGCCGCGCTGGAGGCCTATCTTCGCGCGGCGCTGGCCGCGATCGAGGGGCGCACGGCCAAGGTGCTGCTGGCGCGCGACTTTGTGCTGACATTGCAGACCTGGCGCGGCGCGGCGCAACCCTTGCCGGTGGCGCCGGTCAGTGCGGTCAGCGTGATCCGGATGCGCGACCGCGACGACGTGGTGACGGTGGTGTCGCCGGCGCGCTACCGGCTGGTGCGCGATCTCAGCCGCCCGCGGATCGAGGCGGCGGGGATGTTGCCGGGCATTCCCACCGGCGGCGCGGTCGAGATTGCCTTTACCGCCGGCTTTGGCCCGACGTGGTCGGACCTGCCGGTCGATCTGGCACAGGCGGTGTTCCTGCTGGCGGCGCAGTATTACGAGATGCGCCACGACACTGCGGCATCGGGCGACGGTATGCCCTTTGGCGTGATGGCGCTGATCGAGCGCTGGCGCACGGTGCGGGTTCTGGGGGGCCGGCCGTCCGGTGGCTTCGCATGAGCAGTCCGCGCCTGAACCGCAATCTGGTGCTGGAAGAGGCCGTGCGCGCGCCCGATGGGGCGGGTGGCTATGCCTTGGTCTGGACCGCGCTTGGCAGCCTTTGGGCCGAGGTCGTGGCCGGCTCGGGGCGTGAACGGGCCGGGGAACTGGTGACGCTGGCGCTGGTGCCCTACCGCATCACGGTGCGCGCGGCCCCCCCCGGCGCGGCGCAACGCCCGCGCCCCGAGCAGCGTTTCCGCGACGGTGAGCGGGTGTTTCGGATTCTGGCCGTCGCCGAGAAAGACACCGGCGGGCACTATCTGACGTGCTTTGCCCATGAGGAGGTGGTGGCATGAGCTACGGGATTGGCGCGGCCTTGCAGGCTGCGGTCTATCAGCGCTTGCGTGCCTCAAGCGCGCTGGACGCACTGATCGGCGATGCAATCTATGACGCGGTGCCACCGGGAACGGTGACGGGAACCTATGTCAGCCTCGGGCCGGAAGACGTGCGCGACGCCTCGGACGTTACCGGCGACGGTGCCGAACATGATTTCGTGGTGTCGGTGGTGACCGATGCCGCGGGGTTCCAATCGGCCAAGGCGGTGGCGGCGGCAGTGTCCGATCAACTGGTCGATGCGACGCTGATCCTGGCGCGCGGGCGGTTGGTGGGGCTGTGGTTCCTGCGTGCCAAGGCGCGGCGGGTCGAGACCGGCGAGACGCGCCGGATCGACCTGACCTTCCGCGCGCGGGTCGAAGGATAATAGCAGATATCGAATATTTTGGCCATTTAACTGTGCAGACAGTGGGCCTTTCTTTCACTTATCGGAGATAAAGCCATGGCGGCGCAGAACGGCAAGGACCTGCTTATCAAGCTTGACCTCAACGGGGGCGGGCAGTTTGAAACGATCGCTGGGCTGCGCGCCTCGCGGATCAGCTTTAACGCGGAAACGGTGGATGTGACCAGCCTTGAAAGCCAGGGCGGCTGGCGCGAATTGCTTGGCGGCGCCGGCGTGCGCTCGGCCGGGATCTCGGGCTCGGGGGTGTTCAAGGACGCCGCCACCGACGAGCGCGCGCGGCAGATCTTCTTTGACGGCGAGGTGCCCGATTTTCAGGTCATCATCCCCGATTTCGGGATCGTGCAGGGGGCGTTCATGATTACCTCGATCGAATATGCGGGTAGTCACAACGGCGAAGCGACCTACGAGCTGAGCATGGCCTCGGCGGGGGCGCTGAGCTTTACGGCGCTATGATGGCGAACCCTTGGGCAGGTGAGGTGGCGGTTTGGCTGGATGGCAAGCGCCATGTGGCCAAGCTGACCCTGGGCGCGCTGGCCGAGTTGGAGGCGACGCTGGAGGTGGACACGCTGATCGCGCTGGTTGAGCGGTTCGAGGCAGGGCGCTTTTCGACGCGTGACGTGCTGGCGCTGCTGGTGGCAGGGCTGCGGGGCGGCGGCTGGAACGGCTGCGGCGATGATCTGCGCACGGTTGAAATTGGCGGAGGCCCGGTCGAGGCGGCCCGGGTCGCAGCCGAGCTTTTGGCCCGCGCCTTCACGGTGCCGGCAGGAAAATGAGCGATATGGGCAGTTTCGACTGGCCGGGCCTGTTGCGGGTCGGGCTGCGCGGGCTTGGGCTGTTGCCCGAGGCGTTCTGGCGGCTGACCCCGGCGGAGCTTGCGCTGATGCTGGGCGATGGCGGCGGCGCCGCGCCGCTGACGCGGGCGCGGCTGGACGAGTTGGCGGCCAAATGGCCGGACCAGGAGAACGGCATGTCGATGGAAAGGACAGGGCAATGATCGAAGTGGACGGGCTTGACGGGCTGGGCCAACAGGCCGCGGCGCTCGAGAAATCTTTGGGCGGGGCCGAGACGATGGCCGGCGCCTTCAACGAAGAACTGGGCCGGATGCGCGACAGCATGACCTTTACCAACCGCGAGGTTGGCGTGCTGACCAACAGCATTGGGCGCGGGCTGCGCGGCGCGTTCGACGGGCTAATCTTTGACGGGTTGAAGCTGTCGGATGCGCTGCGCAATGTCGCCCAAAGCATGGCGGACAGCGTCTATTCGGTGGCGATGCGGCCCATTCAGAACGCTTTCGGCGGTGCGATCGCCACCGGCATGAACGACATGATGAGCGGGTTGTTTCCATTCGAAAAGGGGGGCGCCTTTTCGCAAGGTCGGGTGACGGCCTTTGCCAAGGGCGGGGTCGTGGCGCAGCCCACGTCTTTTGCGATGCGCAACGGGCGCGGGTTGATGGGCGAGGCCGGCCCCGAGGCAATCATGCCGCTGGCTCGCGGTGCCGACGGCCGGTTGGGCGTGCAGGCGGCGAGCGGCGGCCGTTCGGTCAATGTGGTGATGAATGTGACCACGCCGGACGTGGCCGGTTTCGCGCGCAGCCAAAGCCAGATTGCCGCGCAGGTCAACCGCGCGCTGGCACGCGGCGAACGCAACCGCTGAGGAGAGAGCAATGGCATTTCACGAAATACGTTTTCCGGCGAACCTGAGTTTCGGGTCTGTCGGAGGCCCCGAGCGGCGCACCGAGATCGTCACGCTGACCAACGGTTTCGAAGAACGCAACAGCCCTTGGGCGCATTCGCGCCGGCACTACGACGCGGGGGTCGGGTTGCGCAGTCTGGACGATGTCGAGGCACTGATTGCCTTTTTCGAGGCGCGGGCCGGGCAGCTGCACGGGTTTCGTTGGAAAGACTGGGCGGATTACAAATCTTGCGCCTCGTCGCGCGTGGTCAGCTATGACGATCAGGTGATCGGCATGGGCGATGGCGCAAGGCTCAGCTTTCAACTGGCCAAGACCTATGTGTCGGGCAATGAAAGCTACACCCGCACGATCACCAAGCCGGTGGCGGGAACGGTGAAGGTGGGGCTTCAGGGCGATCACCAGTCCGAGGCGGTGCATTTCGCGCTTGATACCGAAACCGGCGTCGTGACCTTCAAGATGGCGCCGGGCGAGGGGGTTCGGGTCACCGCCGGCTTTGAGTTTGACGTGCCCGTGCGCTTTGATACGGACCGAATTCAGGTCTCGGTCGCGTCGTTTCAGGCGGGGGATCTGCCGCAGGTTCCGGTGCTGGAGGTGCGGATCTGATGGGCTATCCAGACGAGCTGACGGCGCATCTTGCCAGCGCAACCACGACCTTGTGTCGCACCTGGGCGGTGACCCGGGCCGATGGCCGGACGCTGGGGTTCACCGATCACGACCGGCCATTGCGCTTTGACGGGATCGTGTTCGATCCCGACAGCGGCATGACCGCGAAGGCGCTGTCGCAGGCGACGGGTCTGGCGGTGGACAATACCGAGGCCTATGGCGCGCTGTCGTCGGCGGCGATCACCGAAGCCGATATTCTGGCCGGGCGCTATGACGGCGCCGAGGTGCGCGCCTGGCTTGTGAACTGGGCCGATGTGACGGTGCGGGCGCTGTTGTTTCGTGGGCATCTGGGCGAGTTGACCCGCGCTGAGGGCGCCTTTAGCGCCGAGCTGCGCGGCCTGACCGAGGCCTTGGGCCGTGCACAGGGGCGGATCTACCACCCACGCTGCTCGGCGGTGCTGGGCGATGGGCAATGCCGTTTCAACCTTGCGCAGGCGGGCTATGCGAGCGAGTGCGCCGTTGAACAGGTCGACGATGCACGGGTGTTTCGGTTTGCCGACATGCCCGGCTTTGATGACCGCTGGTTCGAGAAAGGCCGCCTGACGGTGTTGAGCGGGGCGGCTATCGGGCTGGTCGGGGTGGTGAAGAACGATCGCTTGCAAGGCGTCGGCGCACGCGAGATCGAGCTGTGGCAGGCGATAGCGGCGCATGTCGCACCGGGCGACATGCTGCGCCTTGAGGCGGGTTGCGACAGGCGTGCCGATAGTTGCCGGCTAAAATTCAACAACTTCAACAACTTTCGCGGATTTCCTCATATTCCCGGCGATGACTGGCTGATGTCATACCCGGTGCAGAGTGGCACCAATGACGGCGGGAGCCTGTTTCGATGATGGCCGAGCGGGCGGTAGCGATCGCGCGGGACTGGCTGGGAACGCCCTACCAGCATCAGGCCTCGGTCAAGGGGGCGGGGGCTGATTGCCTGGGCCTTTTGCGCGGCATATGGCGGGCGCTTTATGGGTGCGAACCCGAGATCGTCCCCGCCTATACGCCCGATTGGTCCGAGCCTGCGCGCGCCGAGATGCTTTGGGCAGGCGCCGCGCGGCATCTTGTGGCCTTGCCCGGTCGGGTGCCCGAAGGACCGGGCGAGGTCTTGTTGTTCCGGATGCGGGCCGGGTCGGTCGCCAAGCATCTGGGTATTTCGGCGCGGGTTGATGGAGAGTCGTCGAAAACAGGGGCGAGCTTTATCCATTCCTATACCGGGCACGGGGTGATCGAAAGCCCACTGTCCTTTCCCTGGCAGCGCCGCATCGTGGCGCGGTTTCACTTTCCTGAAGGAGCCTGAATATGGCGACGATTCTGCTTTCGGCTGCCGGTGCTGCGGCCGGCGCGGGCTTTGGTGGCACGGTTCTGGGGCTGTCGGGGGCGGTGATCGGGCGTGCGGTCGGGGCCACGTTGGGGCGCGTGATCGACCAGCGGCTGCTGGGGTCCGGCTCGGCTGCGGTCGAGACCGGACGGGTTGATCGATTCCGGCTGACCAGCGCGTCCGAGGGCGAGGCGCTGGGGCGTCTTTGGGGGCGGATGCGCATTTCGGGGCAGGTGATCTGGGCGACCCGTTTTTTCGAGACTTCGAAAAAGCAGCGCGGCGGCAAAGGGGCGTCGCGCGCCTCGGTCACGTCTTACAGCTATTCGGTCAGCCTGGCGCTGGCGCTGTGCGAGGGCGAGATCTTGCGCGTTGGCCGGATCTGGGCCGACGGTATGGAAGTATCCCGAGACAGTCTGAACATGCGCGTCTATTCCGGCGCGCAAGATCAGCTGCCCGACCCCAAGATCGAAGCAGTTGAAGGCGAGGGCATGGCCCCTGCCTATCGCGGCGTGGCCTATGTGGTGCTGGAAGATCTGGCGCTGGAGGCCTTTGGCAACCGCGTGCCGCAGTTCAGCTTTGAGGTGGTGCGCCCGGCGCAAGGCGCGTTGATCGACACGGTTCCCGACCTTGTGCGTGGGGTGCGAGCGGTGGCGCTGATCCCGGGCACGGGCGAATACGCGCTGGCGACCACGCCGGTGCATTACGACAAGGGCTTGGGCGAGCAGGTTTCAGCCAATGTGCACAGCCCGACCGGCGAGACGGATTTCGCGGCAGCGTCGCTTGCCCTGGATGAAGAGCTGCCCAATTGCGGAGCGGTCTCATTGGTGGTGTCGTGGTTTGGCAGCGATCTGCGCTGTGGCGAATGCGCGGTGCAACCAAAGATCGAGGATGCGCAATTTGATGGCGGCGCGATGCCATGGAAGGTTTCGGGCGTGGCGCGCGGCGATGCGGTCGAGGTGGCGCGGGTCGAGGGGCGCTCGGTCTACGGTGGCACGCCGGCGGATGCGTCGGTGATCGAGGCGATCGTGGCGCTGCGCGCGCAGGGCAAGGCGGTGACCTTCTACCCGTTCATCCTGATGGAGCAACTGGCCGGAAACGGCCTGCCCGATCCTTGGACGGGGGCTGAATCGCAGCCGCCCTTGCCTTGGCGCGGGCGGATCACGCTGTCGCAGGCACCGGGGCGCGAAGCCAGCCCCGACGGAACGGCTCAGGCCGCAGCCGAGGTCGCGGCATTTTTTGGCGCGGCGTCGGTCGGCGATTTCGCGCCTGGCGATGGCACGATCACCTATTCTGGCCCGGCCGAGTGGTCGTTGCGACGTTTCATCTTGCACTATGCGCATCTGTGCGCGCTGGCCGGCGGGGTCGAGGCGTTTTGCATCAGTTCGGAAATGGTCGGGCTGACGCAGATCCGCGCCGCGGGTGGCAGCTTTCCCGCGGTGGCCGCGTTGCGCCAGCTTGCGGCCGATGTGCGCGCCATTCTGGGGGCAGACTGCAAGATCGGCTATGCCGCCGATTGGAGCGAGTACTTCGGCTATCAGCCGGGCGACGGCGACCGCTATTTCCACCTCGATCCGCTTTGGGCCGACCCGAACATCGACTTTGTGGGGATCGACAACTACATGCCGCTGTCGGATTGGCGCGATGGCGAGGACCATGCCGACGCGCATTGGGGGGCGATTTACGAGCTGGCCTATCTGCGCGCCAATGTGGCCGGTGGCGAAGGGTATGATTGGTATTATGCCTCGGAGGCGCACCGTAATGCGCAACGACGCACGCCGATCGAAGATGGCGAACACGACGAGCCCTGGATCTGGCGCTACAAGGATATTCTGGGCTGGTGGCAAAACCCGCATCATGAACGCATTGGCGGCCAGCGTCAGGCGGCTCCGACGGCTTGGGTGCCGCAGTCCAAGCCGATCTGGTTTACCGAGATGGGCTGTGCCGCCGTTGACAAGGGCACGAACCAGCCAAACAAGTTTCTGGATCCAAAAAGCTCGGAATCGAGCCTGCCGCATTTTTCGGATGGGCGGCGCGATGAGCTGATCCAGATGCAATATCTGCGCGCAATGGTGGATTACTGGGCCGATGCGGGCAACAACCCGCTGTCCGAGGTTTACGGCGCGCCGATGGTTGACATGGGGCGGGCCCATGTCTGGGCGTGGGATACGCGGCCATTTCCACAGTTTCCGGGCAATACCGACGTCTGGTCGGACGGCGAGAACTATGCACGCGGGCATTGGATTTCGGGCCGGGTGACGGCGCAGCCTCTGGCCAGCGTCGTGGCCGAGATTTGCGAGGCAGCGGGGCTGGTGCATGTCGATGTCACCGGACTGTTCGGTCTGGTGCGCGGTTATGCGGTATCGAGCGGGCAAACCGGGCGTTCGGCGTTGCAGTCGTTGATGATTGCCTACGGCTTTGAGGCGATCGAGCGCGACGGCGTGGTTGTGTTCCAGATGCGCACCGGGCGCGTGACGGCGACCCTGAGCGAAGACCAGCTTGCGCTGACCGAGGCGGCGCGGATCGAAACGCAACGCACGCCCGAGGCCGAAATGGCGGGCCGGGTGCGGCTATCTTATGTCGAGGCGGAGGGCGACTATGAAACGCGCGCCGTCGAGGCGGTGTTTCCGGATGAGACGGCGGGCGTTGCCGCAGCCTCGGAGGTGGATCTGGCGCTGACCCGGTCCGAGGGGCAACGCATCGTCGAGCGTTGGCTGGCCGAGGCGAGGGTGGCGCGCGACGGTGCCCGTTTTGCGCTGCCGCCCTCGCTGGGCCATCTGGGCGCGGGGGACGTGCTGGAACTGACGCTGGCCGAAGGCGCGCGCCGCTATCGGCTGGATCGGGTTGAGCAGGCCGACGTCCTGTCGGTCGAGGCGGTGCGGGTGGAGCCCGCACTCTATCAGGCCTCAGATGAGGCCGAAGAGCGAGTGCTGCCCCGGCCCTTTGCCGCCCCGGTGCCGGTCCTGCCGATGTTCATGGACTTGCCGCTTCTGACCGGCAACGAAGACCCCTATGCGCCGCATCTGGCGGTGACGGCGACGCCATGGCCGGGCAGTATCGCCGTATATTCGGCCGGTGAGGATGCGGGATACGGCCTGAACAAGCTCCTGGAGGGCCGCGCAGCTATCGGCGTAACGCAGTCCGAGCTTGCGGCGGCGCGGCCCGGACTATGGGATCGGGGCGCGCCGTTGCGGATCCAGATCAAGGGCGGCGCGCTGGAGTCTGTCTCTGAGCAGCGTCTGCTGGATGGCGCCAACGTGATGGCGATCGGCGACGGGGTCTCGGATATCTGGGAAGTGATCCAGTTCGCGCAAGCAACGCTGATCGCGCCAGATATCTGGGAGATCGATCAGCGTCTGCGCGGACAGGCCGGCACCGATGGGGTGATGCCGCAAAGCTGGCCCTCGGGCAGCACCGTGGTCTTGCTGGATGGTGCGCCCGAACAGATCGAAATGGCGCCCAGTTTGCGCGGGTTGGTGCGGCACTATCGGATAGGGCCGGCTCAACGCGGCTATGATGACCCGTCTTATGTGCATCAAACACGCGCCTTCACCGGTGTCGGGTTGCGGCCCTATGCACCGTGTCACTTGCGCGCCGCATGGAGCGGGGCCGATCTGGCGTTGGCTTGGGTGCGCCGCACCCGGATCGATGGCGATGCCTGGGAGGCGGTCGATGTTCCCTTGGGCGAGGGGTCGCAGGCCTATCTTCTGCGCGTCATCGAAGGCGGCGCAATTCGGCGCGAGGTCGTGATCGCCGTGCCTGACTGGGTCTATCCGGCGGCGCTGCGCGCGGCGGATGGGCTTTCCGGCCCGTTCGAAATTCAGGTTGCACAATTGTCCGATACCTTCGGACCCGGACCCTTTGCGAGGATTGAGATCAATGTCTGA